CAGTTGCAAGTTGAGGTCATCCCGAACGATTTGCTCAACGCTGTAATCGCTTTGTGCAATTAGTTGCTTGGATAATTCGGAGTAACCGGCGATACGCTTCGGCGTCAACGCGAGTTGGCCAATGGTCATGGTGCTCTCAGTCGGCGCGCCGTTCTCATCCACCCAGTAGGCGGTTGCTTTTCCGCCGCGTGGCAGATTCACATTAGAACGTAGGCCGGACAACACGCGGGCACCAAGCTGGACCACTAGGGGTTCGGCATTCAGGGCCGGAATGTAGTCACCGTTTACGGTCGATACCAACTTGTCGCCCGTGTCTCCTGCGCCGGTGGCAGTCAGGTCACGTTTGAAGTTGAGGACGTCGTTCGGAACGAAAAAGCCTTGGGCCGGACGGCCGAAACGCTTTTCGAGTTCTTGGGACGCTTCAAGCTCGATGCCGCGCAAGCTTCCGTCTACTGACGATTTAATTGCGCGAACAAGGCTGTATTGCTCAACCTCTTTTTTGTCCATGCCAAGGTCGCGTTGTGTTTCCACAATCGGCTCGGCTTTTTGTTGGCGGTTCATGAGGAAATCTTTGAAGTCGTCGGCGCTTTTGCCTTCGGCGATATACGCCACGGCTTCATCACCGGCGTCAAAACGCTTCCCAAGGGCGGCGATCTCTTCGGCACGCTTATCGGGACGCACTTCAATGCGGACGCTTTCGCGGGTTTCCTCAACAGTGTTTTGTGTGTTTTCTTCCATGTTTGGAGTCTGTTGATGCGTTGCGGTTTCTTCGGACGCACGGCCAACGCCAACCGTGTTATCCGCTGGTATTGATACCAGGCTCACTTCTAATGGTTGCCAGTCCACGGCCCGCAGGGTGTCCAGCCCAGCTTCCGCCTTCTCGCTAACAAAACGCGAAACGGAGTACCCAACCGAAACCAATCGGCGAATCCCGTCTTGAACGTCCTGAAAAATCTCTTGTCCCAATGCGCTTTTTGAAAAACGCACGGTTGCGCGGCCTTTTCGGTCATCATCCACCCAAGCCCGTTCGACAACGCCAATCTGTTGCGCGCGGTCGTGCTCCAAAAGCAAAGGTGCGCCGTCATTTAACCGAGATAAATCGGCCGCGCCTTCGTCATGGCTTAAAACTTCGTTTCCAAAAGACCGCTCGACAGGGTTTTCACTGGAAAATGCCAGTTCAACCGTGCGCGCTTCGGCGTCAATCTTTGGCGTTGCCTCAAGTTGGGCGCTCCGATATTGGACGCCCTCAAATGCGTTGTTTCCGTCCATTTATTTTGGGGTTTTGTTCAGGTTTCAGGATCGTCGGCGATGTTGGGCGGGTCGCCTTCAAACGCAATTCCCTTGCCCGATGCCAGTTCGCCGTCGGCCGCGATGTCCGCAAAAACGTCCTCAACGTCTGCGCCGGCCTCGGCAATGATCGCGCGCCGGCTCTTAAATCCATTCTGAACGGCCAAAACATTGGCCTGGGTATCTTTCAAGGGGTCAACCCATTGCCAGCGCCGTGGTCGCCATTCCACTTTCGCGAATTTGTCCATTTTCGCCGCGGGCAAATCGATGGCGTTTGATAAAAGTGAATACTCCAACCATTCGCGGAAAATCGGGTCAACCACATGATCAATGAACCAATTTTGGACCGTTTTCCATTGCTCTCGTTCCTCGATTAGGCCGGCGCGAATGCTTGAATAGTTCACGCCCTCCAAATCGTTTGCGAGTGAGTTGTATGATACATTTAGGCCGGCCGCGATGCCGCGTAAACAGGATTTGATAAACGGACCGTAAGCAGTGCTTGGGTGTTGCGGGTCAAAGCTCTTGAAGTCCACGCCAACGGGTAATTCTTCAAAACTGCCGGCTTCTGCGTTGGTAATCATATTGCCCGCCGCGTCAACTTCGCCTTGGTAGCCTTCGCCGGATTCGCTCTTTGTGTAAAAGCCCATTTTACAGGCCGCCACGCGCGCCGCGGTAACCTCGGCTTCTTCGTACCCTGAAAGCATGTTTAAACGATACATGGCCGACGCCATCCAGGGTGTGCCGGTCACTTGGTGCGGTCGCTCTGCAATGAAGGGTTGCAAGATTTCCTTGGCCGGCACGCGCTCGCGTTGGGTTGGGTTGCCTAAATAGTCGTCGCCCTGGTGGTTGGTCAAAAGGTGATAAGCGACCGGCCTTTCCCATTTATCGATTTCAACGCCCATGCGAACGGTGTTTCCGTTCTTCAATCGGGCATTATATTCGGTATCAAGGTGATCAATCTCCACAACTTGGATCGCAAACCGGAAAGGGTTGTCCCAGTTCGGCACCTTGCGGACCAAAACCGCGCCGTCGCGGGCTACGCTCCGCAAAACCATCTTTTGAACGTCTAGCCAGCTATGTTGGCCGGTCGTGGTGCAATTGGCGGCCTTCCCCCAATCACGCCAGGCTTGTTCCACTTTGGCGTTGGCTACGTTGTCAAACTTACCGGAAAGGTCGGTTGCCTTGGCTTGAAGTTTTACGCCGGCGCTTCCCAAGACGTTGTTTTCCATGCTGGCCAGAAACCGGCGAACGTAATCATTGTTACGCTCTAGGTCGCGGGCTCGGGCGCGTAAAGGCCGGATGCCTTCGCGGATTTCTTTGTTGGCGCTGGTGTTATTGGTGCCCCAATCCGCCACGGCGTTGCCGGTCTTGGCTCCATTGTAAGCGCGCGCGGCAATAAAAGCCGGACCTTTACGATAGCCGAACCGGCCAAGGATGTTTTCCAAAAGTTTCATTTATTGAAATCGGGTCAAAATGGTGCGGCCTGTTGCTTCCCCGCGGCCGAGACGTTCGGCGGCCAGTTCTTGATTGTGCCAGGAAAGATATTTTGAACGCATGGCAATAAGTTGTTCGTGGGGGATTCGTTTGATTTGCACGCCTTCAATCGTGCTTTCCTCGATTTCCTTGGTCGCGCGGTTCTCCAAAACCGCTTCAATGGCGTCCAAAACCTTTTTGACATGGCTTCGGCCGTCATAGCTTGCACCCTGGGCGGCTAAATCTGGTAAAACCTCAATGCGGCCGACGTAAACGGTGTGACGCTCCCCAACCACCAAGCTGCCATCGGCCTGGGCCACCATCTTCGTGACATATCCTTGAACCTCATAAGTGCCAGGGTCGAAAGCTGTTGAAGTTGCCGGCGCGATATTTACCGCGTGATCCTCGCCGGATGCGGTTGAAGTCACGTCAATGGTGCTGGAATTGCCCCGAAAAGCATAGGCCAGCGCATAGCCCTCGGTTGCGGGATAATCCGCAAGGCTCTTTGTCCAAGATATGGTGTCGCCGGCCCGCACCGTAACCGGCTCTTTTGTCGCTTCGGCCATTTATTTTTGGCCGAATGTTCGGGTTTACTGCCAGCCGGTCGCGAAGTTCGACCTCGGCTTTAGCTTGTAGGTTTTGAGCGGGTTTGATTCCTTGGCCTTGGCCGGCTTTGATTCCTTGCCTTTAATGCCAGCCATTATTTGTTCCATGTTGGGGTTTAATATCGCAAACGCCGCCATGTTATAGACCCTCAAATCGAGCGCCTCGTTACGTTCGCGGAGTTTTTTATAATAGCGAATCGCAAAACCGTGGTGCATCCTGGTCCGCACCTCTTCCCCTGTTAATTGCTGAAACCACTCTTCGGTATATCCATTGCCTTTCGGGAAGTGCATGAAACGCGGGCCGGCGTCCTCGATCTTCAGGCGGGCAAAGATAGCATCCTTGGCGGTGTCGGTGCCCACCGTGAAAAGCGTGGTGCGGCCGGCCGCTTTCATTGATTTCTTGGCAATTAAGGGCGCGCCATTGGTGGGCGATCCTTTAACGGCAAAAACCCGTTTGCCCTGCCGCGGCTTCGTGTATCGGTAAACCGAGGTTGTCAAAAAGCCCGAATCAATAGCCGCGCATGCAATACCCAGTCGCGCGCCGGATGGATGTTCCCAGCGTTGTTCCAGCAAAGAATCCAATTGCGCCCACACCTCCGGCCGTTCGGGGTCGCCATAAAGTGGCCGTGTTTCGATGCCCCAAGATTCCTCCGCCAAGCCCCAGCCGACAACCTCCACTTCAAGACGGTCTTTTTGTACGTCAACGCCGGCGGTGAGCACGCCAACGCCTTCGGGCAATGGGTCGGTTTTGTAATCCTCCCCGCGGTTTAACAGGTCGGCAACCTCGATCCTCTCGCCAGCTTCCTCCCAGGTGTCCGCTAGGAAAGTATTGGTCCAAACTTTCAAAGCTTCTCGGCCAGCGTGTTTTGCGTCCAAAAACGTCGCGGCAAATTCGTGTAGATATGAAGTGTATTGTTTTTTGCGGCCCATAATCCGGTAAAGGCCGGAAAGGTGGTAGCCGCGTACTTGTCGCTCGGGGTATTCGGCCACCCATCGGCCGGCCAAAATAGCATTCACGCGATCCTGGTCGGTCATCTTAAATTCACAATGTGGGCACTCGTAATATGCGCCGGCGGGGTCATCCTTTGGCCATTTAATTTGCGCCCACTCTAAAACCTGAGATTTGCCGCACTTTGGGCAATCGATATGCCAACGCCTTTGGTCGGACTCTTCAAATTTGGCTTCGATGCGGGACGCCCCGCGGATTGTCGGCGTGCTGGCTTTGAGTAAAACCGCATTGTGAAAGTTCAAGGCGCGGGCGTCGGCCAAAACGCACGGGTCGCCCTCTTCGCCGGCGCTCACTTCATAGGTGTCAATTTCATCCTGAATCACAACGCGGCAAGATACTTGGCGCAATGAGCTCGGCGAATTACTGCCGGCAATGATAATTGATCCCCCTGGAAAGTCTTTGCTAAGAATGGTGTTGCCCGAATCACGCGAGCGCGGGTCGCGCACCTTGTCGGCCAGTGCCGGCGTTTCTTGGATCATTGGCGCAAGTTTCTTTTGGGAAAACTTGCGGGCGGTGTCGAGCGTGGGGTAAACGGCCAGAATGCTGCTAGGCTCATCATGGATGAAATACCCCAGGGCATTTAGAAGAATTTCGGTTTTTCCCATTTGAGCCCCCCATTGCAAAACGACTTCGCCAACCCGTCGATCCGTTAGCATCTCCATTGGCTCGCGCTGGTACGGCAACCGATCGACGTGAAACTTGCCGGCCTCGGCCGATGTTCCACGCGCCAGGTACCGGTGGGCTTCAGCCCAATCAGCGACGCTTGTTTTTGGCGGCGGCTTTAGTAGGTTTAGAAGCCGGTTTATTTCCTTCGTGAATTTCTTCCGGCCCGTCGCCTTCGGCTTCGCTGGGTTCTTCGTCTGTTTCGGCATAATTTTGCGGCTTTGAAAGGTCAATTAGATAGTCATTTACTTCACGCTCCAACGCGGTTTCGACTTCATCTTGGGTTTTTAGGAACGCCACCCGCGGGGAAAGTTGGGCCGGCATGGCCAAAAGTTTCTGGCGAAAGGTCACAAGCATGTTTTCCCAAGTCTTAAAAACAGCGGCCGCGTCCAAAGCTTCCCCGCGCTTGGTGGCCAGTAAGAGTTCAGCCAATTGGCGTTCGGCGGTCAATTTCTTCAACTTTTCCTGTTCAAGCGTGTTTTCAGACTTTGCCGCCTGGTCGCGTAGATACCGGATAATACCTTGCAGCGCCGGTTCCATCTGATATTGGCCTTTTATGGGCGGGGGAAAGTAACCCATTTTAGCCAATTGACGGTGGCGTTGATCCGACAGGTTGCTTATTCTGGCGAATTGTTCGGCGCTTATTGTGTCCATGTGGTCGATTTTGCGGGCTAAATTAAAACATTGCGGCGCATCCTATAACTAAAAAAAAAGAGGTCGCGACGGTCACC